ATATTCCAGGCTTCACTACACAGGGACAGAAGTTTATGTAATGATTACTACTGAACTTGCACCGGGAATCCTAGAGCATAAGCTCTGGGAACCATTAGTAACAGGTTCGACTGAATATAATCGTGTACATGATCTTGTGCGCAAGACTTATGGTGACGCACCAGATTATATGTGTGAGAACTGTGATAAGCAAGCTTATGAGTTTGCATGGAATCATGAATATGACCCACGACTTGTAACTAGTTACGATCCGATGTGCAGAAGTTGTCACCATAAGTATGATTACGATCCTGAGCATTATAGGAAGTCGGCAGATAGTCAAAGGGGAATACCAAAGCATTCTGATGAGTTTCGTGCTAGACTGAGCGTCAGGTTTCATGGCGAGAATGGTATGCAATCTAAGCTCACTGAAAGTGAAGTGCTTGAAATACGCGAGAAGTATGCTGGAGGGAAATTTTCCCAATATGATTTAGCATACATATATGATGTTAGTCAAATGACTATATGTAGGATTGTAACACGTAAAACGTGGAATCACATTTAGAAAGGACTGAATGATGGCTAGGGTTGACAAATACGACCCCATTGACGGTGGCTTCCGTGCGGATGTCGGCGTGGATGTACTTGATGCTGACCTCGGTAAGCTGTACGCCTATGGCTTAGACAGTACCGGCAAGGCAGTCAAGGGCGCAGGTCAGTCGGGTTGCATAGGCGTTTGGGTTTTCAATGATAAGCCTGGTCGCGTTGGTCCACTAAAGGAGGTGGCCCGCCAGGATATTATGCGAATGGGCTGCATTTGCGATTTCGGTCCTACTGCGGGTGTTCCAGGTACCAACTTTGGTGTTGCAGGCACCAAGTATTTTGCTGATCCCACTACAGGTGCGGTTTCGTCCACGGGCGGGGTTGGGACATATTACGTCGGAGTGACTGTCGAGCCAGATCGTCTTGAGGTCAATTTCGATCCGAAGCCCTACTGATCTGAGTAAAACCCTGAAAGGACTGAAATGACATCTCCGGTTTATCATTCCGGCACTTTGGTTGAAGGTGATATCCTCACCCATACCCCAGATGGTGTCGATCTGAATCAGCTGTGGGGCGAATTTGTTGATGCCAACACAGTTTACAACGAACATAAGCAGGGTTTCGTTGGGATTCTGACATACCCGGTGATTTCCGATATTGAGCTTGTTCCTCAGATCGGTGATTTCCAATTCGAGGTTGCGACTGAATTCGGTATCCCGCGAGGGCAGAACACGAATATCAGTTACTACCAGCTGGCATACGCCTACCAGGACTATGACCTGAAGTTGGGCTACACTTGGAAATTCCTTCGGGATGCTCCTAGTCAGCAAATCGAAGCTATTCATACGAAGGCAATCCAGGCAGATCAGGCACTCGTGTTCCGCAAGACGATGGAATCTCTGTTCGATAATCGTTCACGAGTGACCATTATCAATGCGATGTCGTTCAACGTGTTCCCGCTGGCAAACGCAGACGGCTGGGTACCACCTGCTTATCGCGGTAATGTGTTTGATGGTACACATAGTCACTATCTTACTAGTGGTGCAGCCACTATTGATTCAGGTGATTTTGAGGCAGCAGTAAATCACCTAACTGAACATGGTTATGGTTGGGATACCGGAACGCAGTTGGTCTGCTTCGCCAATAGAAGCGAGATCAACAGCATTCGTAAGTGGCGATTTGGTCAAGTTAGCGCTAATGCTGTGACTGCTAACTATGACTTTGTACCTGCTCTTGGTCAACCTGCGTTGCTAGTTCCGAATGCTGAAGGTTTGCTAGGTGGTCAGGCTCCGGCAAGTTGGAATGGATTGCGTGTATCCGGTGCATACATGGATGTCATGGTGATTGAAGAGCCTCTGATGCCCGTTGGCTACTTCACGATCCTGTCCACTGGCGGGGTCAATGTCGATGAGAACATTGTAGGTGTTAGAGAGCATGCTTCGCCAGCGTGGCGAGGCTTGAAGTTGATGCCGGGTAATCAGCAACGGTATCCGCTGATTGACGGATACTACGTCCATGGTTTTGGAACTGGTATTCGGCGTCGGACTGGAGCCGTTATCACGCAGGTCACGGCGAACGCTTCCTACACGATCCCGCCCGCTTACATCCATTCCACTGCAACAGTGTGAGGTAAGTATGAGCAAAAACATCGACCTTGAAAAACCATTGTCTGATGAGGATCGAGCTTGGCTGAAAGATCACGCTCTTGGCTATCAGATCGAGGAGAATGATCGAAAATTCGGCAAAGAAAAGGAATATCAGCCACCTTCTTTGGCTGCACAAGAGCCATATGAGGAAGGTAAACGTCCTGAGCCGGTATTTGCTCAACGTCCATTCGATCCTCAAATTGAAGGTTATTTCGCTGGTGGCGTAATTGTTCCTGGTGAAAGCGTTATTGAAGTTGGGGAAGAAGAAACAGATATTGAGTATTTGACAGTTGAGGAACTCAAGGAAGAACTTCACGCTCGTGATTTATCCACAAGTGGCAATAAGAATGCTCTTGTTGATCGGCTTAAGGAAGCGTTGAAGAAAGAGTAGTGAGTTGGCTGATCAAGCGACGATTGATAAAGTCAAGCTGAACCTTCCTACGTGGACGGCTGAGCTTACCGATTGGAATGATACTAAGATCGGTACTGTTCTAGATGGTAATCAGAATGGTGTATTCGCCACTGTTTGGCAATTCTGGTTACAGAGGGTGGGCGATCTATCTGCATTGACTGATGTTTCTGATGCCGGTGCTGCTAGACCGCTTAGTCAGACATACCAACATGCTACTGAGATGCTCAAATATTGGGATGCTGTAGCCGGCTTTAATGCTACTAGTGTTGGGAAGATCAAACGGCGTTACCCCAAGCGGCATGGAGTGTTCCCGCCGTATGGATTACAGCCTTATGGTGGTGTATATGTCCGCACCGACTAAGAATCCAATTTTCACTGATATAGTTACTGGTTTGTTGCGATATACTACTGATTGGTTTATCAATCAAACGGCTACAATCGCTGGTCCGATTGAAATTGCTCTTCATCGCAGGCAGCCAGTTGACAAACCCGGTGGGGGACGTGATTTTCAGGATGTCGTAATTCCGCTTCAGACATTCCGTTTCATAAATCAAACTGTGTCTAATGGTATTAATTACAGTAGCAATGATGATGGTATGGTTCGGCGGGACGACTATATTTTGATTGGTAGTTACGACGCTGATATTCAACCTAATGATTGGTGGAAAGATCCTTATAGGCAGTACAAAGTTGAAGGATTGTTACCGGCTAATGGTTATGAGACTCGTGCTGCCGTCGTTGTATTCACCGGCAACCCAGATTATGGGAGCTAATTATGACCGGTGAATTATTTCGTGAGCGATTTACTTTCAACGAAGGTGATTTAGGCCGTAATATTGATACGCTTGATGAAAGAATAAATCGGTTTATCAAAACTGATCTTGATGTAGCCGCTTCTCGTGGTGAAGCAGAAATGAAGGCAAAAGCTCCTTGGCGTAACAGAACTTGGAATGCTCGTAATACACTTTGGGCTGAAGCTGATAGCCGTCCTGGTTTTTATCATCTGTATATGGGCCATGGTATGGAATATGGTATTTATCTGGAAAAGTCAAATGGTGGTAAGTTTCAAATTGTTATGCCAACTCTTATAGCCACAGCTCGTGCTTTCATGGAATCTCTTGAAGAAATGCTTCATGATCTTGATAATCCGGCTCCTGTGTTGCCTGTGATAGCTCCTGGAATTGGATATGATCGAGGTACATCTCAAGGAGCCATTGAACATGGTCAACATGTTCGCGGAGCGGCTGAAAAGCTGTTCAAGAAAACCAATAAGATCAGAATTTACTTCAGGGATGTCAAAGGTCGGTTTGTTAGCACCAAAACGACGGCTAAAACAGCTACTACGCGAAAAACTAGGCGGCGCTGATGTCTAGGGCAGCCATCTATGATTCGATTTTAGCTGAATCGTTATTAACTGACCTCGGCTTTAGCAAAGACACTGTTTTAGTTAATTATGATG